TCGGCAGGTGCATCTGTATAGCGTAACGAGTGTTAATTGGATTGAGCGACCCAAGCGACTGCATTTCTTATAACGTATGGTGCTATACGCTCGTTTTAATGGCGTATAGCACGTGTTACCTGCTGGTGCGGATTATTACCACAAAACTTGAATTGGAACACAAACGCTTTTTCTTTTCTTTTTTGTGCTATGGCAAATATTAATTTGAAAAATTAAAAATATGATTTATATAGAACCTTGTGAAGAAACATTGAAACGATTTGAAGATAATAACATTGATTTGATTATTACTTCACCGCCTTACAACATAGGCAAAATGCACAGTAACCGATTGCAATTTGGGAGTTATGCCAACAATGATATGAAAGAACACGATTATCAAAAATGGCAAATTGAAGTATTAAATGAATGTTATAGAGTGCTTTCTGAAAATGGAAGTATGTTTTACAACCATAAAGTAAGAATAAAAGATGGTAAAGCAATACACCCAATGGAATGGCTTTTGAAAACTGATTTTGTTATTAAGCAAGAAATTACTTGGGATATGGGTAAAAGTGCGAATTGCGACAAAATACGTTTCTTTCCATTTTCAGAAAGGATTTATTGGCTAACTAAAAACCCAAAAGTAAAATTGCTGAATAAAAATTCTTTATCTGATGTATGGAGATTAGTACCAACGCACCAAAGAAAAGACCAAAACCACATAGCGGTAATGCCTGATGGGATTGTTCAAAATATACTTGATGCAATACCTAACAAACCGAATGTAGTTTATGACCCATTTGGAGGAAGTGGAACTACAATGAAAGTGTGCAAACAGAATGGAATTGATTGCATAATTTCAGAAATTGATAAAGAAAAAGAAAATACCATTTTAGAAAAGGTGGGAGAAAAAAGAAAAGAAAAAGATTTACAAGCAGGAACTCTATTTGGAAACGAAATGTAGCACTTGCAGGTAACTCATGGCTATGCGTAACAATAGTACGGTAATTAAAATGTAAAATATGAAAGTAACACTAGAGTTTAATCTACCTGAAGACCAGGATGATTATGATTTGTACAAGGATGCGTTTGAGTTCTTTAAAGTAATCTGGGAGCTTAATCAAGAGCTGCGAAAAAAGCTGAAATATGCAGAGTTATCTGATGAAGAATATAATGCATACGAAAAGATAAATAAGTTTGTAGCTGAGTTGATTAACGAATACGGAATAGGTAAACACTTTTGATTATGAAAGCATGGGAAGAGATTGAGCAACTACACGGAAGGTTCATCTGTGAAACATTAAGGAGTAGGTTCTTTATCGATGGTGGACTACGCATTGAGCGCATGAATGACGGGACGTTTATCCTTAAGAACACAATGACTAACCATGACCACTACGAAGATGCATCTCAGGAGGTGTGGATCGCGTGTGAGTGTGAAGGATGGTATCAAGGAATGTACCTCAACCAATTGTCGGTTCACAACAAACGTTTGGAGAAAGCCAATTACCTTGTTGACCTAGCCAGTAGGAACGAAGACAACATGGATAGGCTTCAGATATTACTAGAAAGAAAGAACATGCTATTGGAAAAAATACAGGAGATTTACCAACTGTATTCAAATTTACCATATGTTTGTAACCCCTAATGACAGAGGGTGAAATCTGTCTTAACTCAATTCAATTTTATTTAATTATGGCACATTGGAGAGCTAACTTCAAAGAGTCTGATAAGTACCTAGGTGCAGTAGACCTATGGGATGATCAGAAGAAGAACTACAAGCAGGTTGTGGTTCACGTTGAGAAATTTTTTCAAGACGAAATGGTGGGACAAATGGGTAAGGAGCGAAAGGTATTCGCCAAGCTTAAGGAGTTCACTAAACCTATGGTGGTAAACGTCACCAACTTTAAACGACTACAGAAGTTGTTTGATTCAGTTGAGCAGGACCTCTTCGTTGGGAAGCCTGTCGCACTAGGTGTTGAGAAGGTCAGCAGTCCGGAGGGGAAAGTAGATGCGCTTCGCTTCAGTTCTCGCGCACCACAGGTGCAAGCAGCGAATAAGAAGCCTGCGTTACCAGATGATTCTCTACCACGAGCGATTGCATCGATCACTAGTAAGGCGATGTCTATTAAGAGTATACTAGATAAGTATACAGTAACAGCAGAACAACGTAAAGCTTTAGAAGATGCAGCTAAGGACCTATAACATTGCGCCATTATTCTTAGGCACGGATGGCTTAACTGACAGCCAAGCAGCAGAGCTGTCTAAGCTACAGCAGAGGCATGCGGACTTCCTTACAGAGGAAGACCCAAAGAAACGAGCCAAGCTTAAGCTTACTGAAAAAATGGAGGCTGAGTACGATCGCTTAGTAAACATAGTGCATAACCTTTCAGAAGGAAAGGTAGAACTATCTCAGGGAGCGAAGACCTTGATACGTGAGTATGTTGATGAGGAGCTGTATGGATACAAGCCTACGTTCAGCAGCAAGGAAACGGAGAAGGGTAACGAGGTGGAGGATGACAGCATCGACCTTTACAACAGGCTGTTCTTTAAGGACCACAAGAAGCAGAAGCCTGGTGACAAGTACTACGAGCTTAGGCATGGTATTATTGTCGGACATCCGGACGTTGTTTGTGACCTTGAGAAGAAGGTGAAGGATGCCAAGTCCGCTTGGAATAAGAAGACCTTTCCAAAGCTACCTGAGGATGCCTACAACGCTACGCATGTGTGGCAGGTGAAGACATACCTATACATGCTTAAGATGATGACAGGCGAAGAGTGGAGACACGGAGAAGTATTCTATGCACTAGCAGACACACCTGAAGGGCTTGTTCCGGAGTGGGAGGATGACAGCATGCATGTTATGAGTAACGTTCCGTTGAATATGCGTTTAACGGTGGTTGATGTCGAGCTTACAGATGCAGACATCGAACACATGGAGAGAAGAATAAATGCTGCAATGAAGTTCGCAGCAGAGTATAAAGAGCAATTATTAAATAAAAACCGATGAGTGATTTCAAAGTAGAAGGTGTGCTTAAGCACATTGGTGATACAGTGGTTGTATCAGAAAAGTTTAGCAAGCGTGAGTTCGTATTGACTGTTCCTCACGATCAGTATCCACAACATGTTGCGTTCCAATTGACGCAAGCAAAATGCGACAACATTAATTCCTATAGTGTAGGACAAAACGTTACTGTATCCTTCAACCTACGTGGTAGGGAGTGGACATCCCCACAAGGAGAAGTAAAGTACTTCAACACACTAGAGGCATGGCGCATTGAGTCAGCAGGTAGTTCAGCTCCTGAAGCAGCGATTACAGAAGTAATACCAGGTGATGACGAGGAGCTTCCGTTTTAATCTATAACCGTAAACAGTTCAGCCCACAGATGTAATGTCTGTGGGTTTTTTAACCAAATTAAAATCATGATAACGTTATTTAGAGATTTAAAACAAACAGATAGTCCTTACTACCTTCCGGTAGAGAAGGTGTTGGACAGAATAAAGAACGGCAACTCACGAGAACTGTGTGAGAAGATTCGTAGATACGAAGGTGCTGACAACAAGTCCAAGCGTAACGAATTAAAGAAGTTACTTCCAGCCATTTGTTTTAGTGGTAAGTTCATCAACAGAAGCAAGCAAGGAATCGTAGAACACAGCGGTCTTATATGCATAGACTTCGATGGCTTCTTAGATGAGTGGAGCATGCTTGACTACAAGGCGTTCCTAATCAATGACGAGTACTCATATGCGGTGTTTGTTAGCCCATCTGGCGATGGCTTGAAGGTACTAGTAAAGATACCACCAAGCATCGACAATCATGTTAATTTCTTTCTGTCACTTAAAAGATACTACAACGTACCTGAGTTCGATACTACCACTAAGGACATCAGCAGGGTATGCTTCGAGTCATGGGATCCAGACCTATATATTAATGAGAACAGCACACTATGGGAAGACCTTACAGAGGAAGAACACCTAGTGTATGACACGAAGACTAGCCGTAGTACTATACGATTGACAAACCACGAAGAGATTGTGCGTAGACTACTTGTATGGTGGGAGCGTGACTTCGGTATGGTACAAGGTCAGAAGAATAATAACCTATTCATTCTAGCTGCTGCGCTTAATGACTTCGGTGTATCTGAGAGCGATGCACGACAAGTGTTGTTGTCCTATGATGAGGGAGGAAAGGAGCGCGAGATTCTTAACATCCTACGCAGTGCATACAAGAACGTATCTGCACACGGAACAAAGTTCTATGAGGACAACAGCAGGACAGACAGCATACGTACTATGGCCAAGCAAGGTGTGCCACTTGGGGAAATCATGAGCCGTAACGCATCGGTTAGTCATGATGTTATTAAGAGTATTACTCAGGATGCCAATGACAATGACGTTACTATCTTCTGGTCGAAGAACACAAGGGGAAACGTGGTGCATATCAACCACTTGTACAAGGAATACCTAGAATACATGGGATACGGGAAGTACTACGTTGAGAATGGTAACACGTTCGTGTTTGTGCAGGTAGGCAATAACATCATCTCAGACGCATATGATACTACCATCAAGGACGCAGTGCTGAATGACTACTTGTACAAGCTAGAGGATAAGAGTATCTACAACTACTTTGCTGATAAGAAGGGCCTATTCAAGGAAGACCACCTGTCATTCCTTAACACCATTAAGCCTAACATCATGGTAGACAATGCACATACAGCATACCTGTACTATCGTAACTGTATGGTGAAGGTGACATCCAACGATGCAGAGATTATGGATTACAGCGACATCGATGGATACATATGGGAGAAGCAGATAATCAACAGAGACTTTGTCAAGGCTGACTATGAGAACGCTGTGTACAAGAAGTTCATAGCCAACATCGGAGGGAAGGATGACATAAGGATACGATCAATCGAATCGACAGCAGGATACCTCATGCATAGCTACAAGCCACCAAGCTATGCGCCAGCCGTGATCATTAACGATGAAGTAATCAGCGACAATCCGGAGGGAGGAACAGGTAAGGGGATCTTCGTTAATAGTCTAGGCCACATGAAGAGATGTGTGACTATTGATGGTAAGTCGTTTACATTTAACAAGTCGTTCCCATATCAAACAGTATCGGCAGATACTCAGTTGTTGGTGTTTGATGACGTTAGCCGGTACTTTGACTTCGAGAAGCTGTTCTCCATCATTACGGAAGGGATAACGCTTGAGAAGAAGAATAAGGACGCTATTAAGATACCTTTCGAGAAGAGTCCTAAGATTATTATCACAACAAACTATGCTATTAAAGGTGCAGGTAATTCCTTTGAGAGACGTAAGTGGGAGCTTGAGTTCGCGCAGCATTATCACAAGGGCTTTACTCCAGAGCATGAGTTTGGGCATCAGCTGTTCACAGAGTGGGACAAGGATGAGTGGGCTAGGTTCGACAACTACATGATAGCTAACCTACAGTTATACCTTCGTAATGGCCTACAGGAGAGTCAGTTCAAGAACCTTCGAGAGAGGAAGTTTATCGCTGAAACTTCTATGGACTTCTACGAGTGGTGTAAGGATAGGTTCAATGTGATGACTAAGAATGGATCCGAGACGTTAGGTATAGACTTACATCGTAGCTTTGTGTTACAGAACCCTGACTACAGCGAGCGAGGTAAGTACTGTATACCTCTTGCTAGGTTCTACAGATGGGTAGACCTTTGGGGAGAGTTCCAGTTTAATCAGCGTCCGGTAACGTTTAGGAGTAGTAATGGTAAGATGATCAGGTTTGAGATGAAGCCTGATGAACAAGGTGAGTTTAATTTTTAATTTATTTATTATGTTAAATAGCATTTTAGAAAACTATCCAGATGAAACATTTATGATTGCAGATGGATTTAATGAAGCAGTAATTGGTTTTGATGTACACAGCATGAGATTAATATACTCAGTCTCTAAGTGTATTGAGATACTTGAAGAAGACATGAGTAGTGAAGATGCCATTGAACATTTTAACTACAATGTAAGTGGTGGGTATGTTGGAGAACAAACACCTATCTGGTGTTATGATGTAGCCTTCATATGAAAGAGCTACGAGGCTACCAATCTCAAGGTGCTATCAATGGATGTAACATCCTGAAGATGCACAACATACTATACATGGCATGGAGTGTAAGGACCGGAAAGACTGCAACATCTATGGAGGTGTGTAGGTTATATTATGCAAAAGAAGTGTTGTTCCTGACTAAGAAAAAAGCAATTAAGAACATCGAGGAAGACTATCGCGACTTTGGTTTTGATAATCACTTCAACATCACAGTTACCAACAATGAGTCCATGCACAAGATCGAGGATCCATCTAAGTTCGATGTTGTGATACACGATGAGTCCCATCGCTTCGGATCTCTAGCCAAGCCTAATACAGGAGCCAAGTTGTTTAAGAAGTTATTCTCCAGTAAGCCAATCATCCTACTGAGTGGTACACCTTCACCAGAGTCCTTCAGTCAGATGTACCATCAGTTCTGGATATCAGACTACTCGCCTTGGAGGAGATATCCTAACTTCTATAAATGGGCAGCAGACTATGTAAGGCCTGCACAGAAGAGAGTTGGTGCGTTCATGTACAACGACTACTCGCATGGAATAGAGGATAAGATAATGGCTGACCTACAGTACATTATGACAACCTATACGCAGGAGCAAGCGGGGTTCAAATCTACTATAGATGAGGAGGTGCTGCACGTTAGGATGCTACCACGCACATATGAAATGGTTGATAAACTATTCGCAGACAGAGTTGTGCAGGGGAAGAATGAGGTGATACTCGCAGACACAGCTGCAAAGCTGTTGCAGAAAGTACATCAACTGTATAGTGGCACAGTTAAGTTTGAGAGTGGTAACTCAATGATCCTTGACTTCAGTAAAGCAGAGTATATTAAAGAACGTTTCGCCAATTCACGGATAGGTATCTTCTATGTATTCAAGGCAGAGTTTGATGCACTACGTGAGGTATATGGTGAAGAACTAACGACAGATATCGATGAGTTCGACTCTGGTAAGTATAAGGTTATAGCCTTACAAACAGTGTCAGGTCGTGAGGGTATAACCTTAAAAAATGCAGACTATCTTGTGTTCTATAACATTATGCATAGTGCTGTATCCTATTGGCAGGCACGAGATAGGATGACTACAATGGATAGAGCGTACAACAAAGTGTACTGGATATTCGCTGATGGAGGAATAGAGGATAAGATTTATAAGGTAGTAAAGAGCAAGAAAAAGTATACAACTAATATTTTTAAAAATGATTATTTCAAGTGATATGACACCTAAAGAAAAAGCACAGCAACTGTATGACCTATTTTATTTCGTGGACACGCACGATGGGTACGGACAATACGACAGGGAATTGACGCATGAAGATCGGAAGGAATGTGTTAAGATACTAGTAAAGCAAATCATTAATGTGTTGGTGTTTACTGATATGTCTACAATGGTTGGTAGGTTTTGCGAACGCCACAGGATATACTACGAAAAGGTTATTAATGAGTTGGATAACATTGAACGTGATTGGTTATGAGTATACTAGATGACCCGAATGTGCAGCTATTGGTAAAGACCTTTGAGCTAAAGCTACCTCCTCCTGCATCCCTTGAGGTGACAGAGTATGAGTACGTTGAAGACGTAGGTATTGTTATTAAAAGTGTAAATGTGTTGGATAGTAGTGGGAATTTAATTAAGTTTGCCAAGCTTAAGGAACTAACTCCTTACTTGCATAGATTTCCAGTTAAGTTCAGTGGAGGCGAAAGTACAAAAGAAACTAATCAATGACCTTGAGGCCAAGGGATACTACGTTATCAAACTTTCGGTAACCAACAAGAACGGAATACCTGACATCATCGCCATACCTAAGGACTGTACATGTGAGTTCTACGAAGTCAAAAGGCCTGGTGGTGTGGTTAGTCAGCTACAGAAGTTCAGAGCAAAAGAATTAGAAGAACACGGAATTAAAGTATTTATGCACGATGGAACATCAACTAGAATATCAGATTTATAGAGAGTACTTAGGCGGTAATATAGGACATGTCGAGATACAGAAGAAATATAACATCACTGCAACAGTTCTTGATAGAATCATGTATCACTTCTACTATAGAGAACAGCCTGGAAGATGTAAGCTTGGAAGCAAGACAGCACCATACTATGCAACTGAAGCAGAGATGCTTATACCTGAATACAAATACGATGATTTAAGTTTAATTGAAAAACAATTTTATGAAAGTAAAAGTAAAGAAAGCGAAGAAGGAGGATGCATGGTATGACATGCACATTGGTAGAACCTTTGAAGTAGTTGGTACTGATGACTATAGCGGAACGTATGCTGTGCTAGTTAGAGACAGCATCAAGTACATCTACTCTGATGACGTAGAGGTAGTGAAGGAGGATGAGCATTACGACAATAGTAATGGAAGCCTTTATAAGTTTGCTGAAGATCATAAGCTAAACTCGTATGAGTTCGATATCATTAAGCGTATAGTACGATGCCGAAAGAAAAATCAGTTTGAGAGTGACTTAGAAAAAACTAAAAGAGTCATTGACCTATACTTAAAAGAGTTTAATTATGGTGCGTATAAGTACAAATCTGATAAATGTATATGCGATCATAAGGTTACATTTGTTGGATATGACAATAAAACATATTGTCTTAAATGCCACTTGCCAAAATGAAGAAGCCATCCATCCCACAAAAATACCTTACGTTAGCGATTGTTCTTCCAGTGCTTGGTGACTTTATAGAGGACCTGAGAGACAGCAACATCTTTCGTCAAGACCTTAAGAGAAGAGCGAATATGTTCTTAGATATTATCAGAACTGCCGATAATAAGTTCTACGATAGAAGCAGATTCAAGGGACTAACTGATGAAGAATACCAGCAGAAGATAAGAGATATGGCAGACAAACAACATGAGGTTGCTATGTTATTTAGAAATTGGGTCGCTGAAAATATGTATGACCCTATGGAAAAATAATATATCTTTGTTAAAAAACAACTGTGCATCAAGAATTACTCGTCTATGTTAATTCTGTCATGAATGAATTCTATGACCTAGGAGCTAGGCTCTATGAGGGAATGGTAGACAAGGATGAGGAAGAAGTTGAAGAATCTATCAGACAACTTAAGAAGATGCTTACAGACGTACAAAGATCCTATTCAAATGAGTCCGAAAAGTAAAGAACTAGACAAGGTAATTTATGAGTACCTAGAAGATTTCCCTGAGTATCCTACTCTTACAATAGCTAAGATGATTTGTGAAGATTATCCTAGTATGTTTAATACATTAGAAGATGCTCGTCAATCAGTAAGATACAGAAGGAACGAAAGAATTGAACGTAAAACCGAAAAGAGAGAGAAATTTGAGAGAACTCCTGAGCAAAAGAAAGCAGCTCTAGGTACTTTTAAACTTCCAGAGAGCGACTACCAAAAGAAGGATGACTACCTTATTCCTGTAGGTAATAATCGTGGATTGATCATGAATGATATCCACATACCTTACCACGACATGACAGCTCTTGAGGCAGCCATTACTCATGGCATTAACTTCAAACCTAACTTCATTTACTTGAACGGAGATACGATTGATATGTATCAGGCATCTCGATTCATTAAAGATAGACTTAAGAGAGACCTTGCCGGAGAGATTGAGCTTACTCGTGAGTTCTTACGTATGCTTCAAGATACATTCAGCTGTACTATTTACTTTAAGATGGGTAACCACGAAGATCGATGGGAACACTACATGATGACTAAGGCTCCCGAATTATTAGGTATAAAGGACTTTAAATTGTCAGAGGTACTTCGCTTCGGTGAGCTTGGAGTTCAGCAGGTAGACAGCAAGCAATTGTGCCGTATGGGCAACATGATCGTAATGCATGGTCATGAGTTCGGTCAGAGTGTGTTTAGCCCTGTGAATAGTGCGAGAGGTCTATACATGAAGGCTAAGGCTAACTGTGCTGTAGGACACCACCATCAGACTAGTGAACACACAGAGAAGGATGTAAACGGAAACGTAGTTACTACGTTCTCTATCGGGTCCTTGTGTGGATTGTCACCGGACTACTTCCCTTACAATAAATGGAATCACGGATTTGCCACCATTGAGACTGAACCCAATGGTGACTATGAATTCCGTAACTATCGAATCATCAATGGCAAAGTCCAGTGATGAGTGTGAAAGAGAAGTTATCTGTTCTTGTATTTTTCATTGTAAATTCTAAATACTTTTGGAGATATCTTTTTATTGATTGATCTCATTACTTTAATCAATTCAGATTTTTCATCCTCCTCTAGAGAGTTTCCATACTTACTCCATAGCTTTTGAGCCTGTATTTCTGGAGTTTCTTCATAAACAATATCCAATACTTGTTTATCAAGATCAGGGAACATCATTCTAGTCTTATACTTTTTAAAGTATTTTTCTCTATCATATTTAGGGAAGTTCTCCTCAACAATTTTCATTAATTCTTGACTTGTATACTTTTCGTTCTTCTCTAGTTTATCTTTTATTATTTTATTTACCTTCTGTTCTCTTTGATATATTTCAGAACGTATTCTCATCTGTTCTTCTTTATCTCTATCTTCACGAACGTATCTAAGTATTTCAGGATCAGTATAACGAACCATTTTCTTTTCTGCTGACTCAAGTATCATGTCACCTGCAACCTTAACATCCTCCGAAAGTTCGGTTTTATCAGAGAATATACCATTCATTGCTCCATATAATACGTGAACCAATGGATTTGTGGATGGAGATGTAATAATCTTCTCAACAGCTGCTTTCGTTCTTTTAGGTGACATACCTAATGCTGGAGCAATTACTTTAAAGAAGTCCTCTACTTTATCGTCTTCTATGCCTTCATATATTGGATTAATATTTAGTTTTTCTTTATTTCTAAATACTTCTTTTTTAGTAAAGAAATCATAGTTAAAGTTGTATGCTACTAACGCTGCAACCATTGGATTTCTTGATGCAACCTCTGATGGAAGTAGTGGCATTGATTTTTCCATAACTAACTTAATAAGTTTGTTATCAATGTCATATTTACCACCGTTTTTATTTATCCAGTACCTCATTGCAAATTGTTCTGCATATGTAGTAGCAATTGAGAAGAAAGGAAGTTTCTTAATCCTTACATATTGAAGTATAGTTTTTCCGTTTTCTTTTTTCTTTTTACCGGTAAATATAATATGGTACTGTGATTTCTCATGTTCAGATATTGAATCAAGAGTATCTATTACCATTTGGTTTTGTTTGTCTTTGTCTTCTTCCTCATCACTTGCTGCTGCATAAGCATTTGCTAAAGAGTATGCTGCTATTCCTGCAAACATTCCCATTCCTTGTAGCACATTGGATGCGAAAAGAATTTTATTTTCTACAGCAAATCTACCTTGCTTTCTTAATCCCTGTACAGCTGCATTTAGATATGGAATAACTTGATCTGCTTTTTTAATGAATTCACCTCCTTGACTAAAGTCTATAAGTTCTCGACCCTCTCTTGCAGCTTCCCACATGATATCATCAAGTTCTTGTCCCTGTGGTGATTCTCCATTATTTTCTTTCTTAAACTCAGCAATAAGATTTCTTTTACGTTTAGCATATACAGCAAGCCTCATTGCAATTTCTGATTTAGAACCCAAATAAGAAGTGGCTCTACCTGTATTTAATAAGGTATCATTTATTGCTTTTTTAGTTCCAGTAAGAAACATGTTTCTTTCTAGAGGCCTAAGCCCTTGTCTATGTAGAGTATCTACAGTTCCACCATGACTTACAAACTCATATAAAAATTTGTTTCTTCTTTCTTTATCGTAATCTTTATTAAATATTCTTCTTATTCCTTCATATAGTGGAGCTACATCATATGCTATTCCTTGTAAAAATCTATATGAGAAACCAGTACTTGCCTGAAGCACAGCAAGAGGTTTAAAAGGACTATATACATCTGTAAAGAATGCAGCGTTCACAATATCTACAGGTACGTTACCAATAATAAATAGCGGGTTACCTACAGTTGCAAAATACCTAAGTACATTACCTAGAGTCATTGCAGACAAAAACCTAAGTGATGAGTCTAGATTTTTAATATCTAAAAGCTGTTGTGCATACTCATCCTTAACTACTAATGTTTTTTGTATTCCATTATCAAAATAACTAACAGCAGTATACCCTACAGGAGTATTCATCATGTTATACTTCTGTTTTGGTGTTCCATCTTGCTTAGATCCTATGGTAGGATTTGCTTTAATATATGGATCTACAGCTTCACGCTCTTCCTCTGTACCTTCATCTATTGCCTTTGCAAAAGAACTTAGCATATCGTTTTCAAATGCTCTTGCTGCTACTGTATGAATATTTAACATTAGTAACCACCTAGAATCGAACACTATAGCATTCTCATTTAGTTTACCAAGTTTCATTATATCTTTTCTGTTTATACCTAACTTAGCAGCTTGAGTATCAACTTCACTAGGGTCTGCATTATCATCAATGATATACTTAATAACTTTAATAGGAGAGTACTCTATATCTTTAAAGTTTTCGTATGTTTCTTTATTAATTCTTCCAGACTCATACAACATCTTTAAATTTTCCTTATACTCATTAAAGTATATGTCGGCTCTTTTGCTGAATTTTTCAAACTTTTTCTCTCCTATTCTTTCTTTTATTTTTTGTAATCCTTCTCTTGCTTTTTCTTCATTAAATCCACCCATACCAATATAAGGTTCTTCGCCTTTCTTTCTTAGGTTTTCGTTGATGGCAATAAACCTTCTTAGGTATATCATCTTATCTAAATCATCCCTATTCTCTTTTCTTTGTATAGGAGTTTTACCACCTAATCGACCATATATTTTTCTATCTGCTTCTTTAAATCTAGTACTTGCAAAACCTGTAGCACCAGCTTTATTGATTAACATGTTGTACGCCCTAGATGCATCTTTATTCTTAATTCCTCTCATCAATCTTTTGATTGCTTCCTGGCGTTCAAATATCATCTTATTGGCATACCTTAACGCACGCTTATATGCAGGAGTATCGTATTGTCTTTGAAGAGCTTGATTACTTCTATTGAATATCTCATCTATTCCTAAGGTAGTTCTAGGAGCAGTAAGAGCTGATTGTATTTCTGCATCAGTATATCCTTGTTGCTTTAATAACTTTTCAATAGTTGCATCAGAGAAATTATTGTTCCTTGCCGTTGTTACAATTTGATTAATGTTTTGACCTGGCTGTTGTTGTCGAGGTGTAATCTTACCGGTATTTAGTTTTAACCCTCTAACAGATACACCACTAGTTGGATAAACTTTTAGATATCTATCCTTAGCTACAATTTTATTTGTTTCAAAGTCTTCAAATACATCTGACCATTTTAATCTGTCTTTAAGTATATGAAGAGTTACTTTGTTATTAGCATCCTCAGATTGAATTGCTTTTGGATAAGACTCATGTTTGTCTGAGTCAACACCTTTAACCTTTCCGGTTAATTCTAGTACAGCATAAACTTGCCCTCCTTTACTTCTTTCTATATCTTCTTTTAATATAGGCTCAGTAAGCATTTCAGAAAGTGCTTGCCTCATATTTGCAGCAGATATAGATACTTTACCTGTCTTAGTAATTCCTTTAAAGTATTTATTCTGAATACCTTGAGAAAATAACTTTCCAAATTGTTCTATTGATACATCATTTTTGTTTATCTGAGCTGCCATTAATTTTATTAGCTCTAAAACAAATTCTTTTCTGTCAGCAAAAGAACTATTGTCTGGATTTAATTTTTCTTTTATTGCAGATTTCATCTCTGCAATCGTAGTATTACCAGGTAAGTTTAGCTGTAGACCAACCTTTTTAGAAACAACTTTTCCGTCATCATTCTTCACTGTTTTAATGACAAAGTTATTAGCTGCATTTCTAAGTGCTACCTTAAATTGATTCTCAGTTATTTTGAAGTTTTTATCAAATGCCTTAGATGAAAAGAAATCAAGAACAGCATTGGACATTGTAGTACTTGATAACAATTTGTCATAAGGAGCAGAAGTAAGTGCCATATAAATAACACCACCATTTTGTTCAAATACTTTGTTTAAGTCTTCAGCCATTTTACTAGCTGTCTTATCTGTACTTGCCCAGAAGTATCCATCCTTGTGGAATTTTATAGGATAGAACACACCTCCCTTACCCTCAACTAGAATCTCTCCATCTTTATAAATCATTCCGGAGAATGCTGCATCAGGCTGATGCAAGAACATATACTTACCATTGAAGTCAGATAACGATTTGTCTTTGGTTATATATCCTTGTTTTTCTAACTTGTTGAACTCCTCTCCATTCTTGTCATATACAAATGATAACTTAGAGAATGCATCTGAGAAGTCAGATTGGAAACGTTTAATAATGTTTGATATACTTTTCTTCCTAGGCTTAGGAAGCATAGCAATATCTCTCTTAGTTAAAACCTCACCTTTATACAAGGCATCTGCCATTGTGTTCATGAAGTCTACAACTTCTCTATCTGTCATAGGTTTTAAACCTATCAACTTAGCTATTCTTTCGAAGAATCTTTTGATGATATTTTTAGATGGTGCTTCTAAGTTTTTATAGTTAGTAGCAAGTACACCCAAAAGTTCTGCAAGCTTTTCTTCATCCCTTACGTTATACTCATAGTTATCTGCGAAGTCATAAAGATATTTCTTTAATCCTTGTTGTCCTTCAATATTGGACATAGACTTCATGACAGCATTGATCATGCTCTTTGTTAACCTCTGAGCCTCTTCATTACTTTTTACAGCGTTCAACAGTACAGCATGGAATACTTCATGTGCAGCTGTTCTGTTGTTTGCTTTTTTAGAGTTAATGTGTATCTGAGGTTTAGTATCTCCCTCTTCGGGTATATATGTACCTCTTGCATTATTTCCTGTTGCTTGTCTATAAGACTCTTCAGTATCGTGAACAATAAACTCTACATTAGGAAGTATTCTAGATATCGTTTTAGCTGCATTTGCTATATTCTCAGCAACCTTATCGTTACGGTTTGATATATCCAATCCGGATACCTGTTCATCAATCTGTTCGTCTGTACCTTGAAGTAACGTTCTTAATGCTTCTAACTCTTGATCAACTTCTTCCTCAGTAGCTACCGGTTGTGTTTCTACTGGTTGTGCTTCTGTAGGTTGCGCCTCAATAGTTGGCTGTGCTTCAGCTACAGGAGTAACTTCTGTTTCTACTGTTGGTTCAACTGTTGGTTGAGGTTGTACTGTTCGCTCTTTAATATAAGGCTCCTTAACAGTCATCTCTTCCATTACAATATCAAAGACAGGAGGTGGTATTTCACCTATTTTATTCTGTCTATCTTTTATTGCTAAATCTAATGCTATATCACCATCAAATGTGAACTCACTACCAAACCTATCAACCATAGTTACAGTAGATAGATTTCCATCATCTCCTATAACTATACCATCTTCTTTTACTTCCATCGATGGAGTATCAAATACAATGGTATTTCCATTTGGAAGCTTGGCTTCTACTACACCCTTAGTAGTATCAAATTCTACTTCTTCTCCATTGTGGATGGCTTTTGCTCCTGAGAAGAACTCTTCGACTTTAACTTTTTGTACATTTTCTCTAGTGCTATCAGCTGCTCTCTTTTGGGCAACTGTGACAGTCTTATCCTTTGTTCTAAATTCATAGTTATCTAATTTTTCAGCCAAGTTCAATAGGCTGTCTTTAACATTAGTTTTTACATTGTCTGAATACTCTGAGTTATCTATATCATCAAGTTCTTTGAATATAATCTCTAATGCGTTATCTATATCCGCATCATCAATATACTCAGCATTATTCATTTTATTAAGAAGAGGATCTATTACAGGTTCTAGTTTTAGATTCCTAAACCTGTCTACAATATATGACTCTACTTCTTCTTGAGCTTTTGCAGTCGCCTCTTCTATAGGCCTTACTTCTTCTTGGACTGCTTGCCCACCTTCTTGGGTAGTGACTTGAGGTTCTGCTTGGGGTACTCCTTGCGCCATTTCTCCGCTAACTGCGGCTTCTGGCTGAACAGGTACTTCACTTGTTGTTTGCTCTTGAAAGGCATTTTGTGCTATTGTTTTAAGTTCGTTATTTATTTCAGCTATTCTCTCATTGTATGGTGCTTGTAAAGCCTCATCCAATGGAGCTTTTTCTTTTTCTAACTTTTCTTTTTCGAGTATTAAGTTAAATGAATCTTTCTTGTCTCGCAAAGATAAATTAGGATTTACTCTTGAAAGTCTTCCGGCAACATCCTTCAACGCTTGGATTTGACTTGCTGCCTCTTCTTTTGTCATCTCTCCTTTAGCCAACCTGCTCTTGATATCCAACTCAGTCATGTTCCTCAAGAATGGATTGGACACACTATTGTATAGCACATCAAACTCAGCATCAGTCTTTTTATTAAACCTATACTGTTGCATAGTCTGAACTGAATTAACACCACTTGAGAACACCAATGATCCAATTGCAGCGTAATAGAAATCCTCCTTAGCTAAATCATATGTTTTCTTAATACCTTCCCAAGTAGTGATGTCAGGTATACCTTGAAAGTATTCTTTATCTTTAATCTGATTTATAGCATACTTTTCTCCTACTTCGAATACTCTTTGTAATGCCTCTGTAGATCCTTCTGCTACTGCTCCACCTGCTACGTTGATAACACCGTCAGCAACCATTCTACCAACGTTCTTATTGATTTCTCTTTTGATTGTTGATATAGTAGCGTCTTTAGGTAGGCCTGCCAATGTTCTTCCTATAACTCCTGAAGCTAATCTATTAACTATAGATTTATCTCCTCCTGAAAGAGCATTATATCCAAAACGTTCTAATGCCCCAATAACAAAACCATATGGTACAGAATATAACTTCTTCTCTGTTTCTGACATATCGTCAAAACGAGGGTCCATCATTTCTTTTTCCATACCATTATACGACATGGCAAAGAATCCAAGCTTCTGTAGCGTTCCACTTCCTCCACCGGCCATTGCTGTACCAACAGATTCAGCCATAAATGACACTCCTTTTAAAATGTCATTGCGTTCAGGGTCACTTACATATTCAGGAGTAGTAGTTCCAAAAGAAGCTACATTTGATATACCTCTTTCTATATCTCCATAAATGGTTTGCTTTAATTTCTTGACACCTAAGTCTTGTATCTCTAAATCATTATATCCATCTATTGTCTTTAACCTATCATATGTTATTGGATCAAAAAAGTTTTCAGCACCAACAGCATATGGAAGAGCATCCATTGCTAATTGAGTTGAAAGCAATGGAATAGCTGTAATTCCTTTAAAGAACTGAGATGTCAATACACCTGCCCAGTCTCCACTTTTTCTTGATTCTATAATTTTTTTTCCGGTAATTCTTCTCAAAGAATTATCCATTGATGTTATCTTCTTCTGGTCTTTAAGGATATTGTATTCTCTTACCTTTAAGTCATGTAGAATATTATTAATGGCTGCTCTTTCCTGATTTCCATATTTTTCAGGGTTAGCATTGTATTTATCAATCCTTGTTTTTAATGCTGCGTAATCTTTATTCAACTGAATAGATTCTGCTTTTATATTATAAGCTGTTCTATCTATTGCACTTTTAATTGGATGAGTTCCAGATAATATATCATCAGGATCACCCAATACATCCGCATATTTATCTGGATTCTGTCCTATTAATGTAGTAAGGTCATAGAAGTATTTATCCCTAGCTCTAGGGTCATTCATATCTACATCATCTCCATTCAATAAGTCATTATATTTTTTCTTCTCATTTTTAGCGAGATAAGTATTTCCTAAAAATTCTCTAAGTTTACTTATGCTCTCAGGATCAGATGTATTGAATTCAAAAACCTGTTTCTTTTTTCCTGGAGATACTACCTCTACATAGTTTCCAATACCTGTTTCATTGAATGTAAATCCGTCTTTACCAAAGTACTTCCTCAATAATGGAACGGCTTCCTCCTCGCTCATCTCCAACATGTTTTCGTTTACTAGTCCGTAAACTCTATCATATTGGTCCATTGATTCATACATGTCCTCAATGAACATTTGTTCTTTCATGTTAGAATGCTTTAACGCTTTCTGCGTTTTGTCATCCTCCTTATCACCATTAACATCTACATCGTAACCCTCACCTTTTAAATATGTTTGAAGGTCTTTAGTGTTATAGTATTCTAGTCTTTCTTGTTTTTTCTCTTCAGATGCATTTTCACCTAAATCGTTCATTACCTTTTGAACATTCTGAGAAAACTGTTCTATTGATGGCTGGCTTGTATTTGTTTTTACAACAGGTATAGCATTAGCAGCCATAGCCTTTGTAATAGGCGTTGTACTTTTACTGGATGAACTTGCAACTCGTTCTACATCTGATTCGTTCCATCCAAATATATCTGCTATTTCTTTGTTGCTTAATTGTTTCTGAGACTCTAAATAATCAATCTCTTTCTTTACATCCTTCTGTAATTCAGCAGCAGTTGGAGGTGTTGTCTTTGAAATAAGTTCTGTAGCACCCTTCCCTATATCCTTAACAACTTGAGTAGCGGATTTAACAATGTCAGGAGTATATGTCTTAGCATATTTCTCTAATGCATCAATCCTATTCTTCTCATTTATTTTGACATACTTACCTGTCTTACCTAGGTCAATATACCACTGATTGTTTGTCTTCTTATATAGCGCATCTTCCCTTCCTGGATACTTATAAGATCCCTCAGGTTTGATAGCTGCCGCAACAACCTTTTGTACTCCAGCATTAACTGCCTTCGACAACGGCCCCGAAGAAGAAGGTTTTGCTGCCCCACTTCCAGGAGATGCCGTAGTGACTTTTTTTTTTGGATATCCCATTTGTGAACTAAACGCATCAAATGAAACATCACTTTTAAAAGTAGCATCAGCAGACCCTATCCAATCATATATCTGTCGTGAATATGTTGGGTTAGCCATTTTTGATTTAAACGCTTGTAATGAAACGTCATTCTTATATGTTGGATCCAATTTAAGAATGTAGTTGTATATTTGATCGCTATATCCAGGCATGTTATATTTTTTATATATTATTATCCTTTTTTAGTTGTAGGTCTAGGTGCTTTACCAACATTACCTTTAGGTGCTTTTTTACCAGGTTTATTTTCAGACCAATATTTCTGTGATTGTCTTTGTCCTTCTGCTATTTGAGTTGCTGAATTTCCAAAGAATAAATCCATGAATTTTGAATCTAATGTTTTAGATTTATGTTGCAATTCATCAAATTCATCATATATAGCAATACCATCTGGTTCTACTCGTATACTAAAATTACTATTATCATTTAATAGTTGAAGTCCAAATTGATCTTTAGAATTCCATGCTTTAACTATCTTAGCATATTTATTAGGATCCTTTTCTTCTTTGGGTCGACCTCTACCACCGCCGCCGCCGCCGCTAGTTCCTCTAGTAGAAGGTTGTAATGGTGTTCCTGTAACTTTTTCGCTGAAACTAAATTCTACTTGGTTTTTTACCGCATCTTTAGCAAGTCTTTTTTGTTCTTCAGTAAGTTGAGGCATCCATGCTCCATCTTCATTTTGACTCCATACAATAATGAGATCTTTAAGTTTATTTATCCTTTCAGGTGAAACTTTAATTTCTTCTCCTGGCTTCCCAGCTTCTTTAAGTGTTTGTAGTTCCTCATCTATTTTTTGCTGAAGGGCTTGATTATATTCTTCTTCGCTTTTAACATACTCACGCATGTCTCCAATCTCAAATCCATTTGCAGGATTAAACACTCCATTATCTGTAAGTATACTTAACTGCGCTCTTGGATTATTATCTGATGCAATTGAATTTACAGTTCTTGCAAGTAATTGATCATATCCCTCTTTTCTTTTTATTGTCTCAATATTCTCTTCTCCTTTAAGACCTAAGTCCCTCCAAAGTAAGTCAGGACTCCAATTTTCAGTTGCTTTATTTACTGCTGAAGTCAAATCTAATTTAATCCCAACAAGGTTATCAGGATTAGCCATTGCCCTAACATCTTTTATTTGATTCTTGACAAGACCTGTATCAGGATCAACCTCAACGGCATACATTCCTCCGCTTTCATCAACCTTCAGTTGTTTATTTCTCATTGATACATCATCACCGAACTCCTTCAATAGAAAACCTACTTCATAATCAGGAGCAGCAACATAACCATTTTCATCTGGTTCCTGTCGTTGCATAACAGCGTCTACCCTTTCATCTTTGCTTTTAAATACATTGATAAGCATTTGGTAGTTTTCCTCAAGGTTACGATTCCTTCGAATATATTCTGATTCTGTTATCTTTCCTGCTTTTAGGTCTTTGTTCCACTGAAGTAAATTCTTACGAGCATTATCAAGACCATTCAATATAAAGTCGTTTGATGTTTGATTTTTACCAGGAATCCAAGAGTTTAATAACTTTTGGTTAACTCTTTCTACTTCATCAAGCTTCTCTCTTTTTTCTTGACGTTTATCTAATACACCATAAATCTTTTCAGCAAGTTCATTAGATAACGCACTGTAGTCAGGTCTTGATGTTGGAACATATCCAGCGTATGTAATTTCTGCCATGATTATAATGTTTTATCCTTATGTGGTAGTATTTCCAAACCACTTCTCTAAATTTGGATTTTTAAAGTAAGTTGGAATAGCTCCTAATCCAGCTGCAAGACCACTTCCTGCACTTTCAAATATTCCACCAATAGCTGCGTTCTTATTTGCTTGTGCAGTACCTGCTGCTAATCCAGCGCCTTCAAGTTCTGATGCATATAATTCACCAATCCTTTGTTCTTTATCTCTGTTCATTATAACTTGCGCATCTGCTCTCCTCTGTGATAAATTAGCTTGTTCTTCAGCTAATTTAGCTCCTGTTTCAAGTGCCCCAGCTCTTGCATTTTCGGTTAAGTTGCCAACTCCTGATAAAAATAATGCTGGATCATTAACACCTTGCAACGCTTGAAGACCTTGTGCTGTTCCACTTTTAATAGCGTCCATAGCCATCTTATAACCTTGGTCAGCTACTTTTTCTTCTGCAAATGGATTAGCTGAAGATATCCCTTCAATTCGTTTCTTAGCTGCTAAAGCTGCATTCTGAGCAGCCTTCTTTTCTTTATTGGCTTGCACCATCTGAGCAATACTCATTCCGGTTCCTAATAAGGATGTTGCTAAACCTGTAATTAGTCCTATTGGCATATCTATAATTTTTAAGGAGAACTTTTAAATACTGATGACGCTGCTTCAAACAACTCAACTGGAGATGACTCAAGGATAGAGAGTTCTACCTGCATATAGTATCCTCTAAGCCCAAAAGACTCAGCTAAGTTATTTTTAATATATACGATATAGTCACCAACTGATGGCGAGGAAACAAGTGTAAAAGTTACAGACGTATCTGTATTACTAGTTACCGTTCCAATTAATGTTAGTGTGTTTATGTTTGTATTGTACACGTACAACAAGTCTCCTGCACTAATGTTACTATCAACATTTGCTAGCTCAATAGTGTTCGGAGGAACCAATCCAAGTACCTGCCCCAACCCCTGAGTATATAATTCATGGTTGTCATTAGTACCTGCAACGCTACGAATATATGTCATCCATGAACCTTCTTTCTCAACGAAGTAACTAGCATCATTATACCCATTACTTAAGTCGGTAGTAAATGTAGCACTCCAAGGATGTGTACTTTCTAAATCCAATGTCTTAAATACCTTATTCTGAGTAGGCTCTACATTGAAGACAGTTGTTATTTTAGATTCGTAGTTGCTGCCATAAAAATTATTACGTGTACTATTGCTATCATGCTTGTATAGCTGACCTAACTTCCATGTATAAAATGAACTATTTAATCCTAACATCCAATCTGGGTTGTAACTCCAGAACGAAGTCCAGCCGTTAGAAGATGGAGAATACGTTAATGTATTAGGAATTGGCATAGTGCAAAGGTAGTAAATTTATACCAAACAACTATTGATAGACTTCATTGCTTGGTAGTACATATATGAACATCTGCTTTTATCTATGTCCAATGTTTCATTGAATGGAAACTTATCTATGTATGCAGCTTTGAAGAACATCCCTTGACTTGAGTTAGGTACTCCTGCATTGTGAAAGAAGTGTACATAGTCCCATCTCTCAGATGGACATGTAGCCCAACAGAAGTCAAACTCTCTTGGCACAACAACCTCGTGTCCTCTCCTCCAGGCTACCCATAGTTCTGCCCACATGCTTGCAGTCCAACATTGGATGCCATACGGATCACCTTCCTTCTTTAAATGGCTCACACTTCTTAGGTATGTATATATCTCTCTGCATCCTTTATAGACCTCTGCCCAATAAGATGCATCAATGTTCTTCATCAGCTTCTGTGCGCCACCAGAGTTTTCTTGGTTGGCCTCAACTACTGAACGCTCTATGCCTATTATTTGACACATGCCATCAAGTATAGACTCATCTTTACTCTTAATGTAGTTGGCTCCAATGTAGCTGATAGTATCACTGAAGTACCACTTATCGTCATTTAGGAATGGAGTAAAGTCGAAGTACCTAGTAAATAAAAAGTCACAGTCGTGGAAGAATACAGAGCAGTTTTTAAGGTACGTGTGTTGCTTGAAGTGCTTCTCTAGTATATGTGCCTGTATTGCAGGAGGATAGTCGCACTCGCCCATTGTGTCTTGGTATATGTATATACCTACATTCGGGAAGTTTTCCTTTAGCTTGTACCACGAATCAGGAATCTCTTCTAGGTATCCTGCAACTACGTGAATATCTTCTTCCTTATATCCTAATGATATGAAGTTGTGAAGGTAGACCTCAACCTGCCAAGCGTAATAGTCTATTGCAGGTTGAGCTGAAATTAATTTTAGCATGTTATTGAATTACCGGTCCAGTCAGATCCGTCCCACTCATAAGCAACAAAGCTATTAATTTGTCTGTAATATCCGGCATTTGCAGGAATATAATTTCCTAGAAACAATCTATATAGGTTATTTCCACTTATACCTACAGGAGCATCTACATAGTACTGACCAATGTTTCCGTTGCATACTGTAAGGTTAGTTCCAAACCTCATGAATATGTTTGTCAATGGAGGAAGTGTTGTAGTCGTAGTTGTAGTTGTACTTGATGTCGTTGTAGTTGTTGTCGTAGATGTCGTTGTAGTTGTTGTTGTGATGCCTGTACATGCGAAGCAGTTAGGATATGTAAACAACACCATTGGTACAGAAGGAGAGAATGTACCTGTATTCTGTATCGTATAACAATTACCATCGTCACACTTAACTACTGTAGCATTACTCAATATTGATAAAGACTGATGGCCTATTGTTACGTTTGGTCCAGCAGAACCACATATCCTTGCTAAATAGTAATTTGTAGGTATTGTCGTTGTGGTAGTTGTGGTTGTAGTTGAACAAACAACAGAGTCTAACACCTGTCCTGTAGATGATATTTGAATAGACCAATCTCCACCCATTGTAGGCACATTGTACCAGTATCCATCCCCCACTACAGGAGTTGTTCCTAATGAGTCAGAGTATACGAAGTTGCCTATAACAGGTAGTGCAGATACCCCATTGTGGTAGAACAATGTATATGGACCTCCTGTATTTACACATGCGTCATATGCAGATAGATACTGGGTAGGATCCATGTTAAACGCTGCAAATGTAGGTGCTGTAGTAGTGGTTGTCGTAGTTGTTGTAGTAGTTATACCAAGACAATCGCTACAGTCAGTGTATAAGTTTACAGGATTCTCTATTGTTTGGTATGGGAACGATGCTGTTGTAACAGCTGTTATTTGCCAACAGTTCCCCTCATTTGTTTTAACATAGTCACCTACAACTATACCAAATGTAGTTGAGTCAAACAACACAGCTGTAACAGTTGGGTCAGTACACAACGTTGCGTCAAACCAATCTCCTGTTGGAAGAGTAGTTGTAGTTGTGGTAGTTGTTGTTGACGTAGTTGTTGTTGTGACTGTAGGACATTCATTCTTTTCACATACATTTCCTGTCTCACATATCTTAATAGAGTATGTCGAATGGTCGATGTGATACCACTGACCTCCTCCCATAAACTTAACCTGAGCAGTAGCGTCTGTGTATATGGTATCATTTACAGTTGGAACTCTTCCTTGTCCATTGTGATACAACAAACTATATATTGGTGACACGGCACATGCAGCATCTCCAGTATCTCCAAAGTTTTCTACATCAATAGCAAAAGGTGTTAACTTGATGCCTGTTTGTATAATGATGTTTATATCTTTTGATGCGCTCGATCCGACACAATTAACAGCTCTTAATGTTAAAGGAAATGTACAAGATTCTTCAGGTGTCCCTGTAATGTTGCCGGTATCAGAAGAGAACGTTAATCCTTTAGGCAGTAAGAACTCAGGACATAAGCTATCGTAAAGAGTAGCTGTACCATCTCCTACCACAATTGTTGGCGCACCACTTGTTGAGCAAACATATACAGGAACATTATCTATACCTACTGTTATGTTCTGTGAATTGCCATAACAATCTGAATAGGTATATAATGTACCTCTTGTGCCTCCTGTTAGCTCATATGTCTCACATGAAGTAATCAATTGCCAACTAGTAGGATTTCCAGATGCTTGTAGATATAGGTTAATGGACTCTCCTTCAGTTAGGTATATATCATCCTGATAAACAAATGGTACAGCTGCTTCGTTACAGTCACACGAACCATGTAAAGTAACTAGTCCGTTTCCATTAACAAATGTATATATTCCACCACTTACTGGAGGAGCCATCATCATTGTCTCACTTACTAGGTGATATGAATTATTACCATTGTATAAGTCAGTTCCAGTTGAGTCAGTATATATTGTATCTCCTGTTATAGGATATGTTCCAGATCCATTATGCCAATATTGAGTAGATGCTGTTTGAGAACATGCAGCAGTTGTATCTACTCCATCAGCTGTATCGATATAAAATGTCTTTAGGTATGTAGATACTTTGTTTAATATGTAAGAGGCTCCATTCAATGGTGCATATACTGTAAGTACAGCGTTTGGTTCAGTAATTAACTTTTTAAACAGTAAATGTCCAGTCCCATTATCTACTAATCCATCGTATGGGAAGACTAAGTTAATGTCATCTTGGCTTACTCCAGCTGCAAGTAATGCGGACACATTTGCAGAACTATTTAATCCTACATATCCTGTGTCAAGTATTGTCTCATTATTATACTCAAGTACATACCTAGATGGGCTACCTATTGTTTGATAGTCAACACCTGAAATACCTCTATTAGTACCATAGTCAATACTTATATACC